AATCATCCATAGTATCACTTCATTGTCTTCGCTAGTTTATGAGCCGCTTTTTGGGCTCGCTTGAATCCGTCTTTAGCCCAGGCTCCTGACTTGAGTTTGTATTTTCCTGCAACTCGCTTGAAAGCCTTACCGTACTTGATAGAGTAAGCACTCGCTTTCCGCTTGACCTTCTTCTCAACAGGGGCAAGCAATTGACCAGCCGCTTTAGCAACACCAGTATTGACACCAGCACTTTCAAGCAACTCCTGTAGAAGTTTGCAGGTCTCGCATGTCACTCAATCACCTCAGTTGTCTGAAGCAGTCGATTGTAGAGCGAGGGCCATCCAGTCCTTGGTTCCAAGTTTAACAACTCGAGCGCGGACACGTGCAGTGACATAGAGATCGCCGAACACTGTAGTTCCAGCCGCGCCATCCATTCCAGCACTTAGGTAGAGAGTGTCGTTGACGACCATGAACATTTCACTAAGTCCTTGAGCACCGAAGTTGTCAGGGTAAAGGTCAGAACTGTGCGAAGCGATGTTTGCGGCAATGTCGATGTTCAATGAGCCCGATGCAATAAGAGATTGATTGTCGGCTCGAACGAAAGCAGTTCCAGGGTTCAAGTCAACCAGTTGGGATGTGATGGCTCCATTGCCACCGATCAACATGCTGTTGACGTTGCTACCGAAATCTGATGTAACTTGGAACACAAAGTCTACCTGGTCAATAGCAATTGCTTGACCTGTTGCCACGTTAACGTAAGCACCCAAATCAATTGTGCCCTGGACCCGGCTGTTAATTGCAGACCCAGCGGGTAAAAGTACGGTTTCAGTCAGGTAAAAGGATCCAGTTTTAGCGGTAGCCATACCGTGTCCAAGCATCGAAGGTGTATAAACTACACCGAACATGTTCGCTTTTTCATCCACTGGCCCTCAATCTTCGCGAGCGAAGCGAGTCAATCGGACTAATTTACCATCCACCCCACCCACCACCTATGACAACCAACACTATATTATTCCGCCGCAGGCTTTTTTATTTGGAAAAGTGTTATAACATTATTATTCTTAGGACTATTCATGGCGAATCAATACTCCATAACTGTGAGCAACGGGACTGATGCTATCCTAAGAGACCTAAAAGAGAGAGGATTCAAGATGAGTCAGTGCATTGATGCGGCTGTATTTACTCTTGGAGCCGAAGCCCTGGTTCGATTGGTCACGACTCAGAAGTTAATTACAGACTTAATGAAAGAGGATGATGACCAATGACTGTTGTTGAATATGATTTAGGTTATTATGAAGGTCTTAGGAACGCGTACCGCATGTTCATCATGATCCATGCTGGGTTCAAATCCGAAGAAGTTCTCGAGAAAGTCAAAGATGAAATGGAATTGGCTCTATCAATCTACACTCGAACTAAAGCCACAGAGGAAGAAGGCGAAGTATGCTTTTATTGTGAAGGGGTCTGAAGAATGTTCAAAAGAATTGCACGATGGATTCTACGTCGAGAGATAAATGATCTCGAACATGACTGGTGGCACGCTGGTGTAAACCAACAGCGATGGGAACCAGAGACTTGCACTCATGGTCTCAAATCATACTCGTTGTATTGGCATGGAATTGAAGGTGAAGAAGAATGAGAACGTGTGAAGCACTTATTTTCTCTGGAATGAGAAAACCCTATCCATGCGGTACGCGCATTACTTCATCGGCCAATATCAATCGCCCCAGGTGCGGGAAATGTTGTCGCCTGGAACGAGAATCAAATGATGCGCGTACTACCTAATGCGCTGAACTCATACTTCTGGATCTCTGGTGAATACAAATCTACAGCCTGGCCGAGTGCCATGTAAACTCCTGCTTCATTCTGTGAACGTGTAGTTTCTCCCCACTCTGTACCGACGAGGACTCCTAAATCTGCAGAGGCCTTGATGACCTTGAAGAAAGGTATCCATCCAGGGGTGAACTTCGTAGGATACAGAAGGAACTCGACTGCAGGATTCATGTTCACACCTGGTTAGCGAGTTCGATTGATCTCGAGAGTCTCATCATGTATTCGAGTTCAGGTTCTTGATCCATAGTACCGGGGAGAATAACTCGTTGTGCTGGTATAACCGCAGCAGTCATTCCTTGTTCTAATGGGTAATACAAACTGACAACGTACAAGGTATCACTTGCTGTTGGTTCCAATGATCCGCTTTGATTTCGTGACAAAGGTTGTTGAACACCAAATGTGTTAGGTTGAATATTTACATTTGGAACGAACAGTTGAGATTCAGCAAACATGATTGTAGTTGGGTTTTGTTGGTCCGAACCTAATCCTGCTCCAGATAAAACCCCGCTATTCAAAAACCCTGGACCACCGTTCATGGACAACTGCCATTGAATGTTTTCTGGATTTAATGGAGTCGAAGATACTACAGTGTACAATACCAAACCACCGCCACCTGATTCCAAAACATATGGCCCTTGCTGAATTACTCCTCCAGCCGGATAGAATGTTTTGTAGTCACGTGCATATCCACTTAGATCAATTGTCCCTGACCAAGACATCACGGTACCAGGTAATCCAACAGCATCTACTACTGTCCATCCATTCGCTTGAGTTAAGTCTGTCCAAGTAGCTTCACCTGGAAGTTTGACAACAGTCATGGAAGGGATTTCAATGCTCAGGGTTCTTTCATAATCATCCATAGTATCACTTCATTGTCTTCGCTAGTTTATGAGCCGCTTTTTGGGCTCGCTTGAATCCGTCTTTAGCCCAGGCTCCTGACTTGAGTTTGTATTTTCCTGCAACTCGCTTGAAAGCCTTACCGTACTTGATAGAGTAAGCACTCGCTTTCCGCTTGACCTTCTTCTCAACAGGGGCAAGCAATTGACCAGCCGCTTTAGCAACACCAGTATTGACACCAGCACTTTCAAGCAACTCCTGTAGAAGTTTGCAGGTCTCGCATGTCACTCAATCACCTCAGTTGTCTGAAGCAGTCGATTGTAGAGCGAGGGCCATCCAGTCCTTGGTTCCAAGTTTAACAACTCGAGCGCGGACACGTGCAGTGACATAGAGATCGCCGAACACTGTAGTTCCAGCCGCGCCATCCATTCCAGCACTTAGGTAGAGAGTGTCGTTGACGACCATGAACATTTCACTAAGTCCTTGAGCACCGAAGTTGTCAGGGTAAAGGTCAGAACTGTGCGAAGCGATGTTTGCGGCAATGTCGATGTTCAATGAGCCCGATGCAATAAG